ACAGCAAGCCTGATGACACTATGTTATTCTCAGCTTTCGTCCCGATTAATGGTTACTACCTTCGTGGTGCAAGCTTATTTAGGAACATCACTCCAGAAAACGCTGATGATGAGTATCCTTTTTACAATTTGTCAATTACCAGCAGTCCATTCCAAGACAGCATTAAAACAGATGAGTTAGAAATCATTGACTCACGAACACTAAGCAAACCACTTTGCTGGAGTCCACCAAATCTTGATGTATACCTTATGCTTCGATTCAAGTCATACAAGAAAATGACACAAATAGAAGCAGAAGGCACACCATCTTTATTTGTTATAGATAAACAAACAGGTATGTCGTACATTCCAAATCTGCCCAACGTATATGATCGAGGTGGTATCTGCACTGGCGATTATTTCCCATTGTGCTATTCTGCAACCGCGAATAACAGAGTACAAAAAGACTGGGACGACCTTGAAGGGTTAATTACCGATCAACTAAATCACCTGTTTGACAGCTACTGCAATAACGATCTACGTAACGCAGCTCAAGATTATAAATACGTCAAGTTTCTAGCAAATGGTGAAACCATTGACACACTAAGTGGTTCTGCAATCAAAGAATCAGACTCTTCCTTCTACCAACCTGTAACAAATGAACAAATCATAGACTTCACATCATGGATGACATCAAAACAAACTCGGTACTAGACGCACTCAACGAAGCAAAGCCAGTGCTTTTTCGGTATCACAGAGAATCTGTGCTTATCGATCATGCTAATGACAGCTACCTACAGAACAGACTTGTTGAAAACATACAATTAAACATGACCCGTGTAGATGACACATATGAAATTAATCACGGACTTAGTAATGAAGATCATCGCATACTATTAAAAATCATTGCAAAAGAATTACCAGACGTAGGTCGCAAGCGTGGAGCAATACTCCGATACATTGCTGCGTACAAAGAAAAACCAGAACCAATGATTGGTTCTCAATTGTTAAGACATCTAAATAGAGTACAATAATGAAACCAAAATTAAATGCAGTAATCATCGGTGCTGGCGGCGTAACAAGTTACATGCTACCAGCTCTTAAAAACAGCTTTGACCTTTCAGTATCAATCTTTGATGGTGACAAGCTAGAAAAACACAACCTTGATCGTCAGCTATTTCGCAACAATCAAGTTGGTTCATACAAAGCAGAAGCACTACTAAAATTATACACGTTTCGCAAAGCAGATGGTATTGCAGTATGTGAATACTTCACACCCGAACTACTAGAGACTGAGTATAAACAATTGTTTTCTATTGCAGACATCATTATCTGTGCAGTAGATAACCACCCCGCACGGAAAGCAGCAATTGAAGCTGCCGACCAATTCAACACACCAATCGTTGTGTGTGCCAACGAGTACCACACAAGCCAATCATACTACTACGACCCAGAGTATAACCAAAGCCACCCTAACATGCATCCGTTTCTTCGTTACCCCACGATTACAACAGACCGAAGCGGAAACCCAGTTAGCTGTCAAGGATTAGCCCTTGAATCAGATCCACAACTCGCAATAGCAAATCAAGTAGCGGCAAGTTTTGGAAATTATCTGGTGTGGCTTTGGCACGGAAAAAAGCAAGACGCACCAATACAGTACACACCAGTTGAGTTTCAAAGCACATTCTCTAGAATACAAACATACACAATGGAAGACATCCAAAAAATGGAGGTAAGAACAAATGAATCAAGTAACTAAAGTAATTCACGACAACGAACTATACGACTGCGTAGAAAACGAACTCTTTGTAACGTACCGCAAGAACGATGTTGAACAAGCATCATCTATTGCTCCCATCTGGAAAGGTCACAAGATTCCGCGAGGCATGTGGAAATCAATCCTTTCGTTCATGAAACAATCCTACGACGAGTTCAAATCAGAAACTCTTGTGTATCTGTTCTACGACGTAGCTGACGCAAACCCTTGGTCTTGGTGGGTTCCACCACAAGAAACATCTGGCATGACAGTCAAGTCTTCTCCAGAATCCAAAGACTTCATTGAACAGCGTAAAAACTTCCCAGACACAATGTTTGGCACTGTTCATCACCACTGCTCTAGCTCTGCTTTCCAATCAGGCACAGACGAAGCAGACGAAGTTGATCGTGAAGGTATCCACTTCACTGTCGGCAACCTAGACCAAGATGATGGCTTTGATCTGCACTGTAGAATTACATTGGGTGGACTGCACGCAGAAATCCCAGCAGAAACATACATTAGCATGGCTCCAGACCCATTCAAGAAAACAGCCAACATTACAAATGCTATTCGTAAAAGTGTCACCAAGCAGCTACATTCCCTTGATGTTGCAGCACTACCACACCACTGGGCTAACGACGACTTCAAAGAAGAACTAGCGAACGTAACAAAAAGAACTTACTCATACCCAAAAGCTACAGGACCACTTGGCAACACATACCATTGGAACAGTGGCACAGCTACTGGGACATATAGCGGCTCTCAAGAGCACTGGACTTGGGATGATGAAGAAGATCTAACACCTAAAAAAAACCAAACAGACCACGAAAACTACAAAGTTACATCAATAAAAGATCTAGCTGATAGCTTTGTTTACACAATCCAAACAGATTACGAATATGAGGACTTACTTGCTAACTACTATAGTTACTACAGTTATAACGACCGCTTACAGAGACTCTACCTTTCGAATGTCTCTGATGCCCAAATTAGAGCGGACATCAAAGAAGTACTATCAAATTACGAGTACTGCAACACAGAAGAAGGTAAACAAATGCTTGCAATCACTAACGACTATATTCAAGAACATCAAGCTGAATCGCTTGACTTCACCATCAACGACCTTATCTATGGACTCGGAAATGAAGAACGAACAACAATTCAACACATGGTTACGGAGGATGTTTCATGAAGCTAGAACAAAAGCTATTATACAACGTATCGAAAACACTACGTCTAATGGAGTGCCTGATATCCTTGCTATCTTACCAAATAAAATCTTGCTTATTGAAAGCAAGTTTCAAACTGGAAAACTACGCCCTGAACAAGCATCTTTCCAAATCAAAACAAACGAGACAATCAGAGGCAGCGTTAATAAATGCATTACACTCTCAGCCTACCCGAAAACCAAGAGATTTGTAGTTCGTGAGTTTGATGCACTATCAATAACAGAAGAAGGCATTGTAACTGAAAACAAATGGTCATTCTCACTAGATAAAGAAGGCTTTAATCAATTTTTAAACACTTTATGACAGTGGCAGTGAGTTGCTAGTACAGAACCTAAACCCACACGCATAATACAAGCGACTCTATCAGCTTGCCAAATTGCATAGACTAGGCGACATCGGAATCACCTATGGGAGTCTGCATCCATCGTCCATCCTAGATAATTGGGTAGGGAAACCTACCCAACCAATTTCAACGCTCATAATTTAAATCTAAAAACACCGAAAGTTTGATTAGATTATCCCCAACGGTCGTAGCTAGACTACAACAATAGAGCATAATCTAACCACAAAATAAAATGCAAAACATAAACGTATTCCAAGTTGACCCATCATATAGCACAGGTTCTTCTCGCAAAGAACTTCACGACTTAATTGATTTAAAATCAGAAGAATTACTAAAAGGAGATGTTCTTCTTGAGTACAGGCGAGCAGTAGAGTGGGGACGACGAAACAACCTAATTCGCAACCTAACACAAGGAGAGATAGATCAATATAACTCAAACAAACCTTGGCTAGAAGTAAACAAAATCATTCGCGAAAACGAAGAACAGACACTATAAGTCCAGCATTTTAATTAACATACTGGACAACAACAGCCCAGTAGTGCGCATATATTATGAGTTACGAAGGTAACTGAACATTACTACCCATATATTATGAATAAACAATTAACTACCCAACTAAAACCACTATGACATACACAACATTAATTCTTGCTATAATTATGGTTGAGTCTTATGGCAACGACTCTGCTATAGGCGACAACGGTAAAGCCTACGGATGCCTCCAGCTTCACGCAGAATACGTTGCAGACGCCGCTGAGTATGCCAATGAAGATTGGGTACATGAAGACGCATTCAACCGCAAAACAGCCATCAAAATCTTTGAAGCTTATATGGATCGCTACGCAACTATAGATCGTTTAGGTAGAGTAGCTACCGCAGAAGACATTGCGAGAATTCATAACGGTGGTCCAAATGGGTATAATAAAAAATCCACAAAAGCTTACTGGAATAAAATAAGCACATTATTTGATTAACATCTTAATCAAAATTCACATATTATGCAACACCCATTATTTGTACCTCAATCCAACTGGAGACCACCGTCTCAACTACCAAGCTTTGAAAAAGTAATAGCAATTGACTTAGAGACCTGTGATCCAAACCTTAAACAACATGGTCCAGGCTATAAACGAAATGATGGGAAGGTTGTAGGTATTGCAATCGCAGACGAACACCAAGAGATATACCTACCTTTTGACCACTTAGGTGGTGACAACATAGATAAAAAAATAGTATTAAGTTATGTAAGTAATTTAGTAAAAAACAGTAGCGAGATCCTATTTGCAAACGCTGCTTACGACCTCGGATGGCTTGAGACGCTGGGGATTTCCGTCTCTTGTCCAATCCGTGACGTACAAATTGCAGAAGCACTAATTGACGAAGAACAGTTTTCCTACAGCTTAAACAACCTATCTAAAAAATATCTAAAGCGAACTAAGTTTGAAGAAAAGCTAAAAGACGCAGCACATGCATATGACATTGACCCTAAAGGAGAAATGTGGAAACTACCTGCTAGACACGTAGGAGAGTATGCCGAGATGGACGCTAGAAACACTTGGGACGTATATCAATATCAGATCCCAGTACTACAAGAGCAAGGCTTATGGACTGTGTGGGAGTTAGAGTGCAAACTAACACCAGTGCTTGTGCATATGACAATGAAAGGTGTACCAGTAAACGTAGACAAAGCAGATGAATTAAACGAAACACTAAAAAAGAGAGAAGCTGTACTTAAGCAAAGCTTTAAAAACTTAGACATTTGGTCACCACCACAACTAGCAAAGTACGTAGAAAGCTGTGGAATCTTAGTGCCAAAAACAGAAAAAGGTAACCCATCGGTGACTAAAGACTTTTTAGTATCTTGTGATCATCCAAAAATTAAATTAATCCATGAAGCAAGAAGCATTAACAGACTCAGAAAAGTCTTCGTTGAAGATATTATCTTACACAAAAATTATAAAGGACGAATCCACGCAGACTTCAAACAAACTGCATCGGACTCTGGTGGCACTCGTTCAGGGCGGCTATCTTCAGCCAACCCAAACATGCAACAAGTTCCAAAACGAAGTGATATTGGTAAAGCCATCCGAGCATTATACGTCGCAGAACCTGACTCACTCTGGTGTAAAGCAGATTACAGTTCCCAAGAACCACGTCTCCAAGTTCACTATGCACTCATTGGTGAATTCGGACGACCGCTTGATAGAGCTGTAGAAGCAAAAGAAGCATTTGAACGAGGAGAAAAACTTTACACATTCTTTGAAAAAGCAACAGGACTACCGTACGACACATGTAAAATGTTGTGCTTAGGTATCAGTTACGGAATGGGTATGAAGAAAATGGCTACATCACTAGGCATCTCAGAAGAAACGTGCAAAAAAACTATGGAACAATTTAACACAGAAGCTCCATTCTTAAAGGTATTGTTTGATAACGTAATGAATATGGCTAGTTCTAGAGGCTATATTAAAACCATTCTAGGACGTAGAGCACGTTTTGACTCTTGGGTTTCATCCTATGGAGACACACCAGTAAAAGGATACGGCAAAGCAAAAGCAATGTTTAATGGTAAAGCTATTAACCGAGCTTTTACCAGTAAAGGGCTAAATAGACTCATTCAAGGTTCAGCAGCAGACCAAGCAAAAAAAGCTATGGTAGATGCGTACGAAGCAGGATTTGATATGAGACTACCAGTTCACGATGAAATTAATGCAATGGTAAGTTCTGAACAAGAGAGTTTAGACTTGAAATTAATAATGGAAGATGCTATACAACTAAAAGTACCCGTTATCGCAGACATAGATCTGGGACCAACATGGTGCTAAACAAATACAATATGCAAGAACAAGACATACTAGAAGAAGCCTTAAGCATCACCCAAGGCGACCGACAAGAAGACTACGGAGACTGTAAAGTAGAATTAGAGAGAGTTGCCACGTTGTGGTCAGTAATCTTTGACACTACTATAGACTCTAACCAAGTAGCCCTCGCAATGATCGCTCTAAAAATGACAAGGCAGATGAACAAAAACAAAAGAGATAATTGGGTTGACATTGCAGGTTATGCAAGAGTCGGCTATATCTCAACAAAACAAAACAACAAATGACAGAGAATAATACAACAGATGAGTTCCTACAAGAAGAAGAAAACGTCATACCTTTTGGACAAATTGAGGTGTGTACACCAACCAACGTTTCCGATGGAACTTTGGCTGAAATCACAGATTTGGGTAAAGTTCTGGATGATCTGGATCAAAGCATACTTCAGGCAGAAGTAAATATAAGTGATTTAAAATCTCGACGTAAACAAGTCGCAGAAGAACTGCTTCCAGATCTAATGGCAAATTCTGGTCTTAAGCGAATGCAACTTGACAACGGAACAATAATCCGAGTTGATGAATTTGTTGACGCTAAAATTAAAGATGCTGTAACAGCATTTGATTGGCTTCGACAAACAAACAACGAATCTATCATCAAAAACCAGATCACAGTCAAACTAGATCGTGGTGATGATGATAAGGCTCGACAAGTACTTCAAAATTTAAAAGAGAATCATGATATTGATGCTGAGCTTAAAATCAGTATTCACAATCAAACTCTCAAGTCTTTCTGTCGTGATGCTCTGGACAACCCAGAGCTGGCAGAATCCTTACCTCGTGAAGCCTTTGGTATCTACCAAGGTAAGCGAGCGAAAATAACCAAATAAAGAAAAAAAGAAATATGGCGTTCGACATAACAACAGTAGCAGGTCAAGGCACAGAGAATCTGGATTCAGGTTCTTCCTTGCCGTTCATCCGCATCCTCCAAGATTTGAGTCCTCAACTCAAACCACAAAAAGACGAATACGTAGAAGGCTCAAAGTCTGGAGACTTATTCTTTGCTAAAACGCAAGAACTAATTGAACAACCTGCTGAAATCATCCCTTGTTACACACAATCCATCTACACAGAATGGGTTCCTCGCTCCAAAGGCGGCGGTTTCAAGGGTAATCACCCGCTCACGATTGTTAGTCATGCAGACTACGAAAAAGGTCGTGACCGTCAATATGATGAATGGCTTGGAGAAAACGAGCTAAAGTTCACCACATACTGGTTTGTGCTTCTTAAGCTCAACGGTGCATGGGAACAAGCAGTTATCCCATTCACATCATCACAGCTTCGTGTCTCACGTAAGCTGACAACAGACATCAACCGCTTCCGTTACGACGGAATGGACGTAGTACCACCCCTCTACGCCCAAGCTTGGAAACTTGCTTCGGTTATGGAAACAAGTAAAAACGGTGATGATTACTTCAACTTCTCATTCGAAGAACCTCGTGTTCTCGACTTTGAAGCTGATGAAGAAATCCTCACCCTTGCTTCCGAAACATACAACAGTGCATCAGACACTCCCCTCCTCCAAACTGAAGAGCGACCTAAGCTCTTGAGTGCGGATGCTCTACCGTACTAGTAGTCAACCCTATGCCCCTAGTCTTTCAATAAGACTAGGGGCTTTTTGACCTTATATGATACCAATCGCAGACTTAGCCTTTAAATTCAACGACCTTTTTATTTGTAATCCAGAAGTACACGGACAAACCAGCCTAACTGGTAAAACTCGTGATCGTGACGGCAAACAAGATTCAAAGTCGTTTTTAGTAAAAGCTCCCCTTACGACAAACGTTTGGGAAGATCACCTTAAAGGCAATAAAATCATCGGATGTACCCCACTGTTCAACGAAGACAGAGTTCGTTGGGGT